ACATCCACAGTTTAGGGCATGACCTAGATGGCTAACCCTCGCACCCCGGCAGCTAAGGCCGCCGTGAGTGGCGCGGCCATGAAGAACCCGCAACGCCACAAGGCCCGAAACGTGCCCAAGGGGACGCGGGCTCTCGGCCAGCCTTATGCGCGGATGACGCCGGGCCAAGTCGAGGCCTGGGAGGAGTTCCGGGAGGAGCTTCCGTGGCTGAACTCGGCGCACCGGGCGCTTCTGCAACTGGCCTGCGTCCTGCGGGACCGCCTGAACAACGACCCGGAGATGGGGGTGAACGCCCTGTCGGCTTACAGTTCGATCCTGTCGAAGCTGGCGGCGACCCCGGTTGACGAAACGAAAGTAGGAACGCCGGATGGGGAGGACGAAGACCCCGCTGATCAATTCTTCCGCGCCCGACCGCACTAAGGCTTACGCCGAGGCGGTTCTAGCCGGAGAGATTGTCGCCGGGCCGCACGTCCGTAACGCCTGCCGCCGCCATCTGGCCGACCTGAAGCGGACGGACGGGATCAAGTTCGACCGGGACGCGGCCGAGTATGCGTTCAGGTTTTTCGAGGGCGTTCTGCACCTAAGCGAAGGCCAGTTCGAGGGCCGCCCGTTTTTGCTGGACCCGTCTCAGGCGTTCATCATCGGCTCGCTGTTCGGCTGGAAACGGTCGGACGGTCGGCGGCGGTTTCGCCGGGCTTACATCGAGCAGGGCAAGGGCAACGGAAAATCGCCCCTTGCCGGTGGCATCGGCCTGTTCGGCATGACGGCGGCGGGCGAGTCCGGCGCTCAGGTTTACGCAGCGGCGGCGAAGCGGGAACAAGCGGGCATCCTGTTCGCCGATGCCGTGAAGATGGTGAAGCAGTCGCCGGCCCTGGCGAAGCGGCTGGAGTTTTCGGGTGGCGCGGGGCGCGAGTTCAACATCGCGCACCACGCCAGCGGATCGTTTTTCCGTCCGGTGTCGCGGGACACGGGCAAGACCGGCTCCGGGCCTCGCCCGTTTTTCGTTCTGGCTGATGAGGTTCACGAACTCCCTGATCGAAAGATCATCGAGATGCTGGAGCGGGGCTTCAAGTTCCGCCGCGAGCCGCTGCTGTTTATGATTACCAACTCGGGCTCCGACCGCAACTCGGTGGCCTGGGAAGAACACGAACACGCCATCAAGGTCGCGGCGGGCAACATCGACGCGGTGACCGATCCGACCTTCCTCGGCGAGGTCATCGACGACACGACGTTCTCGTTCGTTTGCTCTTTGGATGACGGCGACGACCCGCTGAACGATCCATCGTGCTGGATCAAGGCGAACCCCCTCCTCGGGGTGACGATCACGGAAGAATATCTGCGCGAGACGGTGGCGCAGGCGAAGGCGATCCCGGGCCAGCTGAACGGCATCTTGCGGCTTCATTTCTGCGTCTGGACCGATGCGGAGACGGCATGGATGACGCGAGCGACGCTGGAGCCTTGCATCGCGGATTTCGAGCCGGCCTCCCATCGCGGCAAGCCGGTCTGGTTAGGGCTAGACCTCTCGCAGAACCGGGACATCACGGCGCTCGGCGCGGTGGTCAGGACCGGGACGAACGACGAAGGCAAGCCGACGTTTGACGCTTGGGTGGAAGCCTGGACGCCGGGCGACACACTCACGGCTCGGGAGATGCGGGACCGCCTGCCCTATGCGGTCTGGGCTCGCGAGGGTCACATCCACGCCCCATCCGGGGAGAGCGTTAGTTATCGGCACGTCGCCCAGACGCTGGCCGAATACGACCGGGACTTCGATGTCCAACTCGTCGCCTATGATCGGTTCGCCTTCAAGCGGTTCGAGGAAGATGTCGATGAACTCGGCCTGTCCGTTCCGTTCGCCGAGCATCCGCAGGGCGGGCTTAAAAAGGGCAAGGCTTTGGTGGCCGGCGGCGAGGGCCTCTGGATGCCGGGGTCTGTCCGACTTTTGGAAGAGGCCTTGCTGGAAGGCCGCATCCGCCTGAAAAGAAACCCGGTTCTGATCTCTGCGATGATGTCGGCGGTGATCGAAGAAGACAAATGGGGCAACCACTGGCTGGCTAAGACCCGGTCGGTGAACAAGATCGACGCGGCGATTGCGCTGGCGATGGCGCTGGGCGCGGCAATGGGCGTCGAAACCGTATCTGAACCCGTCTCGCCTTGGGACGATCCTAACTTCAGCCTGATGGGGGCCGCTGCATGAAGCTGTTTGGCCTGAACATCGGCAAGACTGAGACCCGCGCCTCGCCGGAGGATCCGCGCGTCCCCGTGAGCGCGGCCAACTTCCTTCAGTTCTTCAACGTCCAGCCCGGTGGGCTTCCTGCCGTCACGCTGGATTCGGCCCTGACGGTGCCGGCGGTGGCGGCCTCGGTTTCGTTCCTGTCGCGGTCGCTGGCGAACCTCCCGCTCCACGCCTATCGCGATGCCGGTGATGCCGGCTCGGTTCGGACGGGCGGCAAGCTCCAGCGGGTTCTCAATGAGGCCCCGAACACCGAGTGGACCTCGTTCGGGTTCCGCCAGTATTTCTGGCAGCAAGTCTTCACGGGTGGCCGGGGGCTGGCCTGGATCGAGCGCATCGGTCCGAACGTGGATGCCATCTGGCCCATCGACTCAACGCGCGCGACGGTCAAGCGCGTGGCCGGCCGCAAGGTTTACACTGTCGAGGGCCGCGAATATCCGGCCGCCGACGTGATCGACGTTCCGTTCATGCTCAAGTCTGACCAACTGGCGGCGCACTCCCCGTTGGTCATGGGCGCAAAGGCAATCGGTCTCGCCATTGCAATGGGCGACTATGCCTCCGGGTTCTTTGCTGGCGGCGGCGTTCCGCCCCTGGCGCTGACCGGGCCGATGCCGGCCGGGGCTGATGCGATCAAGAGGGCGCAGGCTGACATCAAGCGATCCATCGACGCGGCGAAGAGCGGCAGCGAGGCGATCTTCCCGATCCCGGCGGGCTACGAACTGAAGCCGGTCGGCTTTGACCCGGCAAAGGGTCAGATGACTGAGGCGCGGCGGCTCCAGATCGAGGAGATCGCGCGGCTGTTCAATCTTCCGCCGGTCTTCGTTCAAGACCTGACGCACGGCACGTTTTCCAACACCGAGCAGCAAGACCTCCACCTCGTTAAGCACCTGATTGCCCAGTGGGCGAAGGCGCTGGAAGAAGAACTGAACCTCAAACTGTTCGGCGCTGCCAATAACCGGCGCTACGTCGAGCATTCGCTTGACGCCATGATGCGCGGCGATTTCGCGACCCGAATGGCCGGCATGGCGCAGGGCATCCAGACGGCGATCCTGACGCCGAACGAAGCCCGCACCCTCGACAACCGCCCGCCGCTCGCGAACGGCGACGACCTTTACATCCAAGGGGCGACAGTCCGCCTCGGCAGTCAGCAGGACGGAGCGAACCCGCCCGCCGATAATGGAGGGTCCATTGACCCAAGTGCGTGAGGCCGAGACCCGTTCGGTCAGCCTTCCCGTTGAGCAGCGGTCGGACACGATTGCCGGTTACGCGGCTGTCTTCGGTGGCGAGGCTGATATCGGCGGTTCGTTCCGAGAGGTCATCGCGCCTGGTGCGTTCACCGAGACGCTGAAGACGGCGGACGTGCGGGCGTATTTCGACCACGACCGCGGCCGGGTTCTTGGCCGGTCCAAGGCTGGGACGCTGCGCCTGAAGGAAGACGACAAGGGTTTGGCGGTCGAGATTGACCTGCCCGACACCTCGGACGGCCGCGACGTTCGTGCCCTTCTGGAGCGCGGTGACATCGACGGCATGAGCTTCGGCTTCGTGGTCACGCATGACGAATGGGACGAGACCCAAGATCCGCCCATGCGGACCATCCACGCGGTCTCGCTGCGCGAGGTGTCGGTCGTTTCCGAGCCTGCCTATGGCGACACCTCGATTGCGCTGCGGGCGCTCGATGCCAAGCGCGAGATGACCAAGGCCGAGCGGGCCGAACACAACCGGCTCAAGGCCGAGGCTCGCATCGCTGAACGCAAGGCCGCCGCAGAGCAACGCTTCCGCCGCATCGGCTGACCCTATTTCCCGACCCCGTCAGGGGCCGGAGCCTGTCGCCCATTCGGGTGCATGGGACACTCGCTTCGCCATTCCGGCAAGCGAGATTGTTTTGACACCTAAACCCTTCCCGGATGGAGAATATCAATGTCGATCACCGACCTGAATGAAAAGCGCGGCCGTCTCGTCGCCCAGGCGCGCGAAGCCCTCGAAGAAATCAAGACCAACACCGACGAAAGCCGGGCCGCTGAACTGAACCAGCGTCACGACGCGATCATGGCCGATTTCGACAAGATCGAAGGCCTGATCGAGCGCGACGCCCGCGTGTCGGCCGCCGAAGCCCGTGCCGAAGAGGCCCGCGCCAAGCTGCGTCCGATCCCCGGTGACGGTGCTGCCCGCGCCGCCGATCAAGGCAAGGCCCCGGAATATCGGGACGCCTTCTATGCCATGCTGCGCGCTGGCGGCAACGTGTCGGACCTGTCCGGCGAAGAGCGCGCCGCCCTGAAGGCCGGTGTCCAGCACGACGCTGAATTCCGCGCCCAGACGGTCGGCACCAACTCGGCCGGCGGCTTCGTCGTCCCCGTCACCCTGTCGGAAATCATCGTCAAGTCGATGGCCGCCTGGGGTCCGATGTATGATGACGACATCTGCACCACCATCAACACCTCGACCGGTGAGCAGATCAACATCCCGACCGTGGACGACACGACCACGGCCGTCGCCAAGACCACGGAAGGCAGCGCGCTGACCGACGACGGCGGTGTGGATGTCACCTTCG